CCTAACGGTATGAAGCATTTTGAAAGAACTGCTTTAACAACTTCTATGGATGGTGATTTCGATACTGGCAATGTAAGATACAAAGCCCGTGAAAGATATTCATTCGGTTGGAGTGATCCACTAGGTATGTGGGGTTCACCAGGTGCATAAGTAGTTTTACTTAGCACTACCTCTGAAAAGCCTGGCTCCTCTCTGCTGGGCTTTTCTTTTTTAGGAGTATAATAAAAATATGAAAATTATAGACGCATTTAAAAGTAATATAGTTATGGTGCCTGTTGTGGTCTCTGTAGTTGTAGGTACGTTTACAGCAGTTAAATATATTGTTAACTTAACCGATACAGTACAAGAAAACGCCGAGTATATTGTAAAGCTACAAGACAAAATAATAACTCATAAAGAAAAACTAAATGATTCTAAGCAAGTCACAAATAAAGAAATAGCAGAAGTAAAAGCAGAATTAGCAGAATTAAGAGCCTCTATGAGAATGGGTGAAGATTTATATAGGGTGCTTGCAGATCAAGTTAGAGAACATTCCTATGATATTAAAGACCTTAATCGTTAGTGTTATATTCTTAAGTTTATGTGCTCACGCTCGTAATGACTACCTACAAGGATATTTTCAACAATGTCAAACAGGGGATGTATCTATTTATTCTGATTATAGACTAGATGAATCAGACAATATGAGTCGTTATAATGATAATGGGGGAAGTATAAATAATCGTATCGAAGGAAGAGATGGAAATTCAAAAAGCATAGGAGTTAGGTGGACTTGGTATTTAGGAAGTAACTGCACTGATACTACTAAAGCTTTAATTTTAGAAAACATGGAGTTAGCCCAGCAATTAGAATTATTAAAGATGTGCAAAAGATACAATAATAAAAAACTACCGCCACAATTTGCAACACTTGCGCGTAAATGCGAGGGAGTTATAGATGGAGTTGAAATTGATGATAGACCGCCTGAAGGGACTTCTTATTATGATGAGATAATGGAAGACATAAAAAACAATCCAGATAAACATAAAAATCCTAATACTTACTACAGTGAAGAGTTAAAAGATATATTGCCTGAAGAAGAACTTCGAAACACTAAACAAAGTAAGCCGTTAGTTGTGCCTGAATTTGATTAAACTCATGAATATCCTTATTGCGAGTATTTACCAGATAGATACAATCAATATATCAGCAATGCTGAAATATAAAATAAAGGAGAAATATTATGTGGACTAAACCAGCTGCTACAGAAATGAGATTCGGTTTTGAAGTAACAATGTACGTAATGAACAAGTAATTTCAAAGCTTTATATAAAGGGACTTCGGTCCCTTTTTTGTTGTATAATGATACGAAAACGTGTAACATTAATTATCTGGGAACAACCAGCTTATCATGACTGCCCCAGCAGACGCATACACGACAGATAAGCTTAACTTTGTATGGAGAAACAATTATGTCTAGAACTACATTTTCAGGTCCCGTTGCCTCAACTAACGGATTCGTACCAACAGGTCCTTCAGTAGCAATCAATGCTACAGCAACTATTACAGCACAGAATCTTCAAGTAGGATATATTACATCCACATCAGCAGCTGCAACAACTATTACTCTTCCTATTACTACTACAGCAGGTGGTGTTACAGGAGTATCTCAACAATTGGGTGCGGTAAGAGGACAACAATTTTCTTTCGTAGTAGATAACACAGGCGGTGCTAGCAACGTAACAATTGCTTTAGGTACTGGTGGATCACTATCTGATGCTGCTACTATTACTGCTTCTGCAGTTGCTTTCGGTAGAGTAGTAGTTGCTTCTGGCGCTACTGGTATGGCTCAATTCACTTTGATGTTTACTGGCGGTGATGGAGTAACTCCTGGTTCAGCTACAGGTTACACACTTACACGTACTGCTTAAATAGGAGAATAGACAATGGCTATAACAACAGATATATGGGCCGTCACTCCTAGTTATTCAGCTACGTTATATAGAGCCGCTGCCGCTATTGGTGGTGCTGGCGATATAACATTAATAACTAATCAGCCTCTAGATAATGGGGCTGGCTATCAAATTCTATTTACTTGTGCAGGCGATGCAACAGCTGCTACATTTACTATCACTGGATATGTGGCTGGGGATTTATCTCAGTCAGTAACCACTGAAACTGTATCTGGCGTTGATTCTGGCACTGCAACTTCTACAAACTACTATTCTAGAATTACTAGTATTTCATCAGATGCAGCGGTAGCAACTAATGTAAGTATTGGTAACGCTATTGCTGATGGTATGGCTTTACCTAGAACTAGAATGAAAGGATTCTATTTTGTAGGTTCTGCAGGAGCAGGTAGTGTTACATTAACCTTAGATGGTAATGCAGCATCAGATAGAGTTTTATTAAGTATAGCTACTCCAGCTAACGTAGAGTCACAACAGATGGCTTTACCAGGCGACGGAATTTTAATTAACGGAAATGAGCCACAAACAACGTTTGGAGTAGTAACTCAAACAGCAGCTGTGACATCATTAACGGTATTCTGTGGATAAAATATGGACGAAGAGCCCAAACCAATTAAGAACGATGATCGCCTCGAAGAACTGAGGCGTTGGTTTGAAGCATTAGGAGATTGTGTATAGATGGCAACGCCTAGAAAAAAGGGAATGGGAATCAAAACTTCGGTTAAGTCAGGTAACTTTAGAAAGACTAAAACAGGAGCGGGGATGACAAAGAAAGGCGTAAAAGCCTATCGAGCTGCAAACCCAGGTTCTAAACTTAAAACAGCTGTAACAGGGAAAGTTAAGAAAGGTTCTAAAGATGCAAAGAGACGTAAGTCGTTTTGTGCAAGATCTGCAGGACAAATGAAGAAGTTTCCTAAAGCTGCTAAAGATCCAAACTCTAGATTGCGTCAAGCACGTAAACGATGGAAATGTTAAAAATGGATGAAACGACAAAACACTTGATAGATTTATCAGCTATCTTCACTGCAATAGGTACCATGATGTCGTGGCTACCACACTTGGCTTCACTATTTACTATTATATGGATGATTATTCGTATTTGGGAAACCAATACAGTACAAAAGTTATTTGGTAAAAAAGAAGTTATTGAAGACGAAGGTGCTAAACCAAGAAAGCCTGAAGCTTCGAGTAATAGGATTAATAAGTAGTGCCGCCTAAAACTAAGAAACAGGCAAAGTTTATGCAAGCTGTGGCTAATAACCCAGAGTTTGCTAATAAAGTAGGTGTTAATCAATCAGTAGGACAAGAATTTACTAAGGAGAAAAGCATGAATAATAGAACTAAACACATTATGAATGAGAAAGATGAGATTCGTCGTGTGGATAAAGAAATTCGTAAAAACGAAGGTTATAAAGCCGGTGGTATGATGAAAGACAAAGAAGGTCGTGCTATGGCTATGAATAAAAAAGGCATGACAGATTCTCAAATGAATGATGCAGCTGGACGTGCAATGATGAAGAAAGGTGGTGCTACTAAAAAAGCTAAAGGTAAAAAAATGCAGGGCTACAATGCTAGACTTGATGATTCATTAGGAGCTAGAAAAGGTAAGAAAAAACAATCTATGAAAGCTCGTAGAGATGAGTCTAAAGGAATGAAAAAATCTGCAGGTAAAAAGGCTTATTCAGGTAATCGTAAATCAGCACAAGGTTCAGCATCTAAACGTGCAGATGGTATTGCTAGAAAAGGACGTACTAAAGGTCGTATGGTCTAGTGGCTTGCTCAGTATGTAAGAAGAAAGCTAAGACTAAAGCTAAAAAACCTGCGTTTAAATCGCATATGATGTACGATAAGAAAACAGGTAAAGGTGTAAAAGCTCCCACTATGGCTAAACATCTAGCTTTGAAGAAAAAAGGATATGGACATAGGAAACCTAAAGCATGATGAAATCTAGAGGAATGGGTATAATTAGTAAAATGAAAAAAGGCGGAAGTGTAAAAGATGCCTGCTATCATAAAGTAAAAGCAAGTTATAAAGTCTTCCCTAGTGCTTATGCTTCTGGTGCTATAGCTAAGTGTAGAAAAAAGAAAGGTAAAAAGTAATGGCAGTCCGAAAGACAGCTAAAGGAGCTGCTTTAAAACGCTGGTTTAAAGAAGACTGGAAAGATGTAAAGACAGGCAAAGCTTGTGGTAGAAAAAAAGGTGATAAACGTGGTACACCCTATTGCAGACCTAGTAAACGAGTATCTGCTAAAACTCCAAAGACATCTGGAGAAATGACAGCAGCACAGAAAAAGTCTAGAATAGCCCAAAAGAAAAGACTTGGGCAACCGGCAGGGAAGCCACGTAGAGTACCTTCACTTAGGCGTAAAAAGACAACAAGGAAGAAAGCATAATGACTACAACGAATACACATGCATTTAATTTAGATCTAAACCTACTTGTAGAAGAAGCGTTTGAAAGATGTGGTGCAGAGTTAAGAACAGGATATGATTTAAGAACTGCAACTCGTAGTTTAAATTTACTTACAATAGAGTGGGCTAACCGAGGCATAAACTTGTGGACTGTTGAACAAGGACAGATACCATTAGTTGCAGGTACAGCCACTTACGATTTGCCCGCGACGACCATCGACCTCATGAGCCAAGTCATAAGAACTGGGTCTGGAACAACTCAGTCTGACATAGCTATTTCTAGGGTGTCAAATCCTACTTATGCATCTATCCCAAGTAAGAACGACACGGGCAGACCGATACAAGTTTATATAGATAGACAAGCAGAGATACCTAAAATAACTCTATGGCCCATTCCTAATGACACAAGTTATACCTTTGTTTACTGGATGTTAAAAAGAATTGATGATGCGGGTACAGGCGTTAACACACAGCATATTCCATTTAGATTTTTACCGTGCATGGTAGCAGGGTTAGCATTTTATTTATCGCTTAAGATTCCAGAAGCAGGTGAAAGATCACAATTCTTAAAACAAGAATATGAAGAGCAGTGGTTACTGGCTTCAACTGAAGATAGAGAAAAAGCAACGTTAAATGTAGCGCCTCGAATATCACACATATAGGAGTATAAGATGGAAGATTTACAGAAAATAAAAGAAGAAAGAAATAGATCAAGAAACAAAATAAAACAACAGATGAAACTAAAAGCAGATAAAATAAAAAAGAAAGATCCTGGGTTTACAAAAGAATTTACATCTAGAGTTAAAAAAAGCATGAGTCCTAAAGAAAGAAAAGATGCAGAAAAAAGAGACGCATATGAAATAGGACTTAGAAATAAAAAGAAAGGTGGTATTAGAGGTGCTGCAACTCAAATGATTGATAACGCTGTGGGCGTTGGTAGAGGTACAGCATCAGAAAGAAAACAACTTAAAAAAGGCTATGAAGATATGAAAGTAGCTCAAAAGGCTAAAAAGTTGAAAGCAGGCGGCGTATTAAAAGCTGCTCCTAATAAAGGTGCTGCAAGTTTACCTAAAGGTGTTCGTAACAGCATGGGCTTTATGAAAAAAGGTGGTAAAGTTAAAGGCTATGAACATGGAGGTTCAGTCAAAGGTAAAGGTAAATGTAAGATAGATGGTATAGCTATCCGTGGTAGAACTAGAGCTAAACAAAGGAGAAGTTAAAATGAGTGTTATTAAAGATATTAAAAGAGCTTTTGCTCCTACAGAAAAACAAAAAAAAGAAGATAAAAAAATTAAAGAAGCATTTCTGAAGCAAGCTAAAGAAAAAGAAAAAGAAAAAGTTAAAAAAGCACAGAAAATATAAAAAGCTAAAAAAGCCGGTGCGCCAGATGGCAAAGTTATAAGACAAAATAAAGCACCTTTGTATATACATGATGCTGTAAAAAGAGCAAACGATAAAAAAATAAAACCTAGTCATCTTAAATCAACAACTAATCCTAAAAAAGTTGCTAAGACAATGACAGATCAAGTTGAAGCTATGAAAATGGTAGACAGAAATTATCTTAAAGGTAGATAATGAGCAACAAGTTTACAACTAATAAGAACGCTATTGCAGACTGTGATGTTTGTGGTTTTCAGTTTAAGCTTAGAGAACTAAAAGATTTATATGTAAGAAAAACTAACACTAATATTAAAGCTTGTAAGGAGTGTTGGAACCCAGATCAACCACAGAATATGCAGGGGATGTATCCAGTAGAAGATCCTCAAGCAGTGCGAGATCCAAGACCTGACCAGAGTTTTAATGACAACAACGTAACTGGGTCAAGAGATATACAATGGGGATGGGAACCTGTTGGTGGAGCAAGACCTCCAGCTAATGAGTTTACTGGAAATAATTTAGTGAGTTCAGGAGTAGTAGGAACTGTTACAATAACAATAACTTAGGAGAAAGAAATGGCTAAAGAAAATCAAGAAAGAAAACCAAAAATGGTAGATGGGTTCGCACAACCTCAAGATGTACCTGTACCTAACTTTGCAGGGTATCCTGAAAAAAATGTTAAAACAACAGGCGTAGTAACTCGTGGCAATGGTGCAGCAACTAAAGGCACAAAAGCTCGCGGCCCTATGGCGTAAGGATAAGCAATGACTTATACTGAGCTAGTCGCACAAATACAATCGTATACTGAAGATGAATACTCTACAGTAGATGTAAACACGTTTATAACTCAAGCTGAAAACAGAATCTTTAATGGAGTTAATCTTCCAGACTTAAGAAGAAATGATACAGGTACTATTAACGTTGGTAACAAATATTTAAATGTACCTGATGATTGGCTAGCTACTTATAGTTTAGCTTGTATTGATACCGCAACTAACGAATATACTTTTCTTATAAATAAAGACGTTAACTTTATTAGGCAATCATTTCCTGATACTGATGCAGCTCACTACGGAAAACCTCAATATTATGCTGTCTTCGATGATACAACATTTATACTCGGCCCTACACCTGATACAGGCTATGGCGCTGAGCTTCATTACTTTTTTTATCCTGAGTCTATTACTACTGCCGCTAGCGGTACGTCTTGGCTGGGAGATAATTACAGTTCCGTATTACTTTATGGTTCATTGTTGGAAGCGGCTACGTTCCTCAAGTCCGACCCAGAAACACTAACCAACTACACTAATAGATATAATCAAGCTATGGTAGAACTAACTAGATTAGGAGAAGGTAAGAATACTCGCGATGCTTATCGTAGTGGACAAGCTAGAATACCTGTTAAAGGTAGAAGAGGGAGCGCAGTTTAATGGCAACTATTATACAAGGAATAACTAATACATTTGTTGCTAAATCATTAGCTGGTGATATAGATTTTGATACAGACACATTTAAAATAGCTCTGTACTCTGATGATGCTACATTAGATTCATCTACCTCTGCTTATACAACTACAAATGAAGTGGTAGGCACAGGGTATGTAGCTGGGGGTAATACATTAACAGGTGCCACAGTTACACAAGATGATACTGCAGACGTAGTGTATATAACTTTTGATTCTCCTACTACTTGGACAGGCACATTTTCCGCAAGAGGAGCTTTAATATATAATAGCAGCTCTAGTAATTATTCTGTATGTGTATTAGATTTTGGATCAGTTAAAACTATTGCAGCTGAAACACTAACTGTAACATTACCTGAAAACACTGCAACAACGGCACTTATACGATTTGAATAGAAAGGAATAAAATGACAGGAATATCTTCGGTAATATCCGATGCACCAGAAGTAACAGTAACAAATGCAAGACCATTAGAAAAAGACCTATATAAAAAAGTATGGGATATGCCAGAGTATAGAAAAGTTGCTCCTGGAGAAAAAGTAGCTCATGAGTTTTTAGCTCAAGCTAAACCTAAACAAGGCGCTACAGTTCTTGATTTAGGATGTGGTACAGGACGTGGTGGATTAAACTTAGCGTTCTTTGGTGGATTAGATGTGACTTTGGTTGACTTTGCGCCTAACTGTTTAGATGCAGATATAACACCAATGTTAGAAACACAGAAGCATGCGTTGAAATTTGTAGAAGCAGATTTATCAGAACCTTTACCGGTTCAAGCAGCTTATGGTTTTTGTACTGATGTGATGGAGCATATAAGACCTCATCATGTAGATAGAGTATTAAGTAATTGTTTGAGTGCAGCTCAACACGTGTTTTTTCAAATATCTACTGTTGATGATAAGGCAAGTGAATTGGTAGGACATAAATTGCATTTAACTGTACGCCCGTTTAAATGGTGGTTACAGAAGTTTAAAGAATTAGAATGTGCAATTCATTGGACTAAAGAAGTAGATGGTGCATGTTTATTTTATGTAAGTAATTGGATAAGTGGTGAAGATGTTGTAGAGGCAGGAACGGTTAATACTGATGATGAGCAAATAAAAAAGAATGTAGCTCATAATATTAAACAAGGTTTCTTACAAATACAACCACACCCAACTAATGATATAGAAGTTATGATTGTAGGAGGAGGCCCATCCTTACCACAACATACGGAAAAAATAAAGCAATTAAGGGCAAATGGTGTTAAACTTATAACTATTAATAATGCCTATAAATGGTGTTTAGATAATGGTTTAACTCCTTCTGCTATGGTCATGGTAGATGCAAGAAAGTTTAATGCACGATTTACCAAACCTGTAGTAGAAGATTGTAAGTATTTTATAGCATCACAGTGTCATCCAAGTGTATTTGATGGATTACCTAAAGATAGAACTTATGTTTGGCACACACAAGCTGAAATGCTACAAGAACTATTAGATAAGCAGTATGAAACATGGTGGCCTGTACCTGGTGGATCAACAGTTCTTTTAAGGGCTATACCGTTGTTTAGGACATTAGGATTTAAACGATTTCACTTATTTGGGTGTGATTCATGTTTAGAAGATAATAAGCATCACGCATATGAGCAACTAGAAAATGATGGGCAGATAGTAATACCTGTAAACGTGAGCGGGAAAATATTTAACTGCAACCCTTGGATGCTATCTCAAGCCCAAGAGTTTATAGATTTAATTAGAATGGTAGGAGATGAGATAGAGTTAGAAGTTTATGGGGGTTTACTCCATCATATTTTAGAATCCGGTGCATCAATGGCCGATATTAAGGAGATTTAACATGGCAGCATCAGCATGGCAATTATATAACGAAGCCAAAAAATATATAGGGAACGGAAGCATTACACTAGGTGCTGGCGTTTTTAAAATGGTATTAGCTCAATCGGCTAGTAACGCTTCTACGTTTACGTTAAGTGCGTATTCAGAGATAACAAATGAAGTAGCGGCAGCGGGTGGGTATGTTACTGGGGGTAGAAATTTAGTACCCGCAACAGCTCAATGGACAGTGGGGGCATCAGCTAAACAAATGAAGTTTACTATGTCATCAATAGGTTTAGCATTTACAGCTTCAGGAGCTAACTTAGTTAATATTAAGTATGCTATTTTACGTAACTCTACTGGAGCAACTGCAGGAAGACTATTATGTTGGTGTCAACTTTCTAGTTCTCAATTTACTGTAACTAGCCCTAACACATTAACTGTTTTACCCGCTGCTACTGGCATATTTACCTTAACATAAGGAGCTAGTAATGGCTACCGGCTGGGGACGAAGTACCTGGAGTTCAGGCCCTTGGGGCATGACTGAAGTTGAGATCACCCCCAG